AAGAATAATCTTACCACCCGTTGATAGGGACGCCATAGATGCCGCCCAAAAATCGTCACCTGCTTCAATATATGCTGCCTCATCAAATACAAGTATGGTTGGGGTATATCCACGTAACGCATCCGCAGATGTAGCTACCGCCTTAACCTCACAACCATTGTTTAATCTAAATCTACTTTCTGAGTTCTTATCGGGTGAAAATCCCACATTTATCCAATCCGGCCATTGCTCAATAAAGTGTCTAACTTTATTAGCCATTTCTACCGCGGTGTCTCTTTTGTTCGCAATAAGAAGAACTCTTTCAGGTTCACTTTCTTTTGCTGTCTGTAATTTTTTTGAAATCCACGCAGCGGTTACTGTTGTAACACCCGCCTGTCTATACTTTCTTGTAATGTTTTCGTTGTATGTTTCGTAATCCTGTATTAATTGAATTTGGTCAGGAAATAATTCTAGAGGAACATATTTCTTTTGCGTATTATCATAAGTTGTTAAGTATGTTTTTAAAGCATACGGAGCATCTTTAATAATTTTAGCATATTCTTTTAATTGTTCTAATTTATTATTCATATGTATAAATACAAAAAAAGGTGGATAACCACCTTTTTATTATTTTTAGTCATCACTTCTAGTGATCCCTATGGACCCTAACCAGTCATCTAAATCGTCATCATCTATACCTTCAGATGTGTCACTTAAATCCTCGTCAAAAGCGGACATAGCTTCTTCGTAATCGTAGTCATTAACCATTTGATTAATACCATCCATTAATTGACTCATTAACCTTTTACCATTTTCACTTCCAGAAATAACCTCTTTCATAAAAATTAAAAATTCTCTAGCTGGTTTTTTAACAATATGTTGAAATAAAACTAATTGTAACCCAACTTTATCTTCATCTGTTAAAACATCTTCAGGGAATTGCGAACGCATAATGTCCCATATTGCTGGTCCTAATCTTAAATCCCAAATTTCTTTATCCACAGTGTCTTCTAAATCACGTACCTTTTCAGCAGCATCTGCATCTTCAGGTTGACCATAAAGACCTGCAACAACTTCCATTGTACCTTTCACCAATTCGTGAACTAATATTGGAAAATTTATTGCTCTAGCGGTAACCTTTGGTGGGTTTGAATTTAAATCAACAGATTCTTTACCACCCGCTTGTGGTTCACCATCACTACCGCCTGTAAGCATTTGTAAGGTATTATTTGACATCTGCCAATACATTGTGTCAGCAGTTGACATAACAATCCCGTATAACGATAATAAACGGTCTGATCCAGTTATTTCTCTAATTCTTTCCTCAACCAAATGATACATGTAATGACCTCTTTCAGAAGCACCTTGCATCATTGCGTTGATTAATCTTCTTTTCGCTCTTTCTAAATTTAAATGTGATAATTCATCAAATAATTCAGTTTCAATTTCAACTTCTTCAATGTTTGGTTCATTGCTTGGTGTCTTTTTAAAACCCTCAGGGTCAACACCACTCATTCCAGATGTTATTTTAGCGTCATATTCAATATCACCTTCAATAACGCCTAATTGACCCATTGCTAGTTCTACCGCCAATCTTTCTAATTCTGGTTTATGTGTACTCTCAATTTGTGCTATTTGCGCTTGAGTTTGTGTCATCAAACCCATAATTCGATGAAGATTACGTTCACCCGTTCCAGCATTAATCCCCGCATATCTACTAAGATTTGCGACTATTTGTTTATATCTAGCAGATGCTAACATCTCCTCAAAATTCGAGTTTGGTGCTTCAACATCTTTAGGTAAAGGGACTTTCTTAAGATTTGTTTCACGATTAGCTAGGTCACGAGTAACGTCGTCGGCCGGTCTATCGTCTGTGTCAAATGTCATTGGCATTTCAGTAAGATTTTCTTTTAATGCCAATAGTAATGATTTTTTAGTTAGTTTCATATGTTTAATTACTCCGCAGCCATTTTAAATTTGTTTCCAGTTATTGCGTCATAAGTCATAAATTCTGGTATTCCATTGTGTCCCTTTTTTGCTTTGTTAGGCATTGGAACAACTTTACCAGTTTCTGCTTTTGGATTTGGATTCACCTTAGGATTTTCATTTGGATTTCTAAAAGGTGTTCTTCTAGGATCATCTCTTCTTTTAGGTGGTTCTTTTGTTCCAGGGTCCTTTACCGGTGCTTCTCTTGGCGCTGGCTTTGTTGCAGGTGCATTACCTGATTCGTTAATTTTTTTAGTTATTGTTTCTATCATATCACCTTTAGTTGTTAAAGGATGATATCCATTTTCAACTAAAGAATTAACCCACTCATTCATTTCAGATTTTTTATCGTCTTTTTTTGCCACTGGTTTTGCTAATTTTTTCATTTCAGCATCAATCTGGCTTTTAGTTGGCTCTTTACCTAATTCTTTTTGTAATCTTTTAACAGCTGCAAAATAATATGACCATGGAGCAGTTTCGTTAACTTCAATATCCATAGCTGGATTAGCATCAATAACAGATTTAATTTTTGGGTCTTTTAATTTTTCAGCGCTAACTGTTAATTTTTCTGATAACATTTTAAGTTTCTTGTCACTAAAACTAACTAATGTTTTCTCACTAAATCCTTCGTTAATAAGTTTTTCAACTAAATCTTTTCTATTCATTTTACTTTAATTTGTATTTTATTTCTTCGTTTATCAACCTTAAACCCTTTGACGCTAGCTTATTAGTTACAGAATCAATTTGTTCACCAAAATGAAAAGAAACCCTAACAGGTCTTTCTTCCGATTCAAAATCAAATGATTCCCATCCTAAAGCAATAATTCCATCAACCGCGTCAATCACTCCAAAGTAATCAGAATTTTGAACTAAATCTAGTTTTAAATCTGAATTTTTTAATAAACCAACCAAATCGATTGATTCTACTTCTGGAGGTATTGCTCTACCTGCTGATGGAATTATGAACCACTCTTCAACTAACACACTTGGGTCTTCGCCAAAGATAAATTCATATTGTCTTTGCCCTTTGTAATCTTGACCTAGTTCATTAATATAGAGTAGATACATCGTTTATTCAAAGTATTTGCTTAATGTCGTGTTGATCGCTTCATTTATGTCACCTAATTCTGGTGTAATATCTGTTTGATCATATTTTCTCAATGTTTTAATTTTCATTGGTTTATAGTGATTAAAATATTTTTTATCACGTATATCTAATGATGTGTCGCCATGCTTTGCTGAAAAACTTTCATAATCATCAAAATCTTCTTCATCATAATCATCCGAATTGAAATCATCTTCTTTATAATGTTTTGCTTTGTCATCTAACCAACCAATACCAGTTTTCATGCTTTTAGCTAATCTAGATGGTCTTTCAACTTGTTTTGACGCGTGGAAACCAGATCTTGAAGATTCTTCACCTGGCATTTCATTTGATGATTCTTCGTCGTCAAAGAAAAACATCTCATCAATTTCACTTTCTATAGCTTTTTCTGGTGTTTTTTTACCACCAATCTTAGTGTTAATTAACTCTTCCAATTTTTTCATTGTTTCAGCTAATTCATCAGTTGGTTCATCTTCAGCGCTTGGTTCCGCACCAGCATCTTCCCCACTTTCTGGTTCTTCTGGGGTATAAGCATCATCAAAACTTTCTTCTGGCTCAAATCTATCAATTATTGCTTCTTTATCTTCTTCAGATAATTTTTCAATATCAACAGCAGACAAAATCATATTAATAACGTATTTTACGTCATCACTCTCCATTTCATCTTCGATTTCTCTAATTGCTTGTCCAAGTTTACCACTTAATCTCTGTACTTCTTTCATGTGTTCAGGACCGCCGTCACCACCTTCTGGTGTATCTGTTGGTTCTTCACCACCCATATCTTCTGGCGCTGCGTCCATATCTTCTGGCATTCCACCCATGTCCTCTGGCGCCCCACCCATATCTTCTGGCGCAGCAGATGGTGCAGGAGCAGGTGCTGGAGCCGGTGCAGATGATGCTGGTTCTGGGAATGTTGGAGCTGGTTTAGGTGCCTCAGTTTTTTGTGTATTTTGTTTTAATACATATTTTGTTGCTTCTTCTTGAATCTCTTGTGAACTTAATAATTCCAATCTTTTCAATGCTTCAGCATATGAATTAAATCTATTTTTATTCTTCATGAACATACCACCAATATAATCAAGGGTAGATTCAGTTAGACCTTTCTTTACGTAGTAACCATCTCTTTCTTTGATGATACCGTAAACACCATTAGTGCTTTCCTTAACAAGTTCCGATTTAGTGGTTGACTTGGGGTTATTCTTGTTTTCGTGGTAATATGTAAGTTCAAGAATTCTTTTCATTTTGTCAGAACCTTGCAACTTTTCGCTACCTAGAGGTTTTATATCTCCCATTTTTTATAAATTATATATAATCTTATTCTTATCCTATAAATACAAAAGAAATGGAAAAAAATTGAGGTTATTAATACTCCACAGATAATTTCTTATCTATAAGTTTCTTTTTAAGTCCCAATAGTTTTTCAATGTACCCATTTCTTCTTAATAATTTGAAAGTAAGGTTCTCGTATGAGTACTCACCACCATCATCTAAGCCACTTTGTCTAAAACGTTTCAATTTTAATCTTAACTTCTCAACTTGGCTTTCAACGTCTTCGCCATTATTTGCATTTTCGACTAGTTTATCGATGGTACTTACAAAATATTCTGCTTTTTTTAGTATTTTATCTTCATCAATAGATTCTTTCCCATATTCTGGTTCGACAATCCATTTATTATTTAATATAGAATATACCCCAGAGGATACGTGCTCCTGATTAATTTCTTGAACATAGATTTCAACATCGTAACCTTTAATTTTAATATCGTGTCTGTTGTTCCAAACCCTTTCTTTAGCGTCAAAAAATTCTTTTACAATATCTTTTAATGAATCAGATGTTTTTTCAGCATCTTTACCCAATTCATCGAAATCAACTACAATGTGTAAATCAATGTCAGAAAACTCTGACCAGTTATAATTTGCCAACGAGCCGGTCAAAACAACGTCATGAACAAAAAAATTAATCTTCACAAAATCTAAAAAGGCATCAGAAATTAACATTAGTTTTTCTCTAACACCTTTATTCATGGTATAACCATAATCATTTTTCTCAAAAATATCTGAAGATAGTTCAGTTTTCTTATGAAACGATTTTACAATCTTATCATCAAGTTCTGGGTCTGAAACCTCAATCAGTTCTTCAATTAATGTTTTCTTTCTCATTTAATTTTAGTATGTGAATATTTCCCCTTAACATGCTGGTTAAGATACTTCCCCTGAGAATCTGACATACGAAATTTCGCAAACAATTCCCAAGGAACGCTTTGGTATTCATAAATACCTCCATTATTAAAATTAACTATTAATACCTGACTTTCGGTATCATAACTTGCGGATTTTATATTTGTTGAATTAATGTCAACAGTGATGATTTTACCTTCAATTCTTTCTGAAATTATAGCCATAATGTTTTTTCCTATAATTTAAATATAAAAATCCATAAAACAAAATCCTAATCTAGGAAAATAGTCCCTTCTTGGTTAGACATTTTTTTAGACATTTTGACGTTTATTTTTTTTTTACGATGAAATATGTTATGTTTGTTAAAAGAACAATTAGCATATGTCAGTAGATTTTTTTGAAGACGGTCCAAAAACCAACCCTAGGAACAGAAAAAGTTCCTCCACAACGCCAATTCTTGATAATTTTTCAAGGGATCTAAACAAACTAGCCGAGGATAATAAAATAGATCCGGTCGTTGGTAGAGACAAGGAAGTAAAAAGAATTGCACAAATTCTTTCGAGAAAGAAAAAAAACAACGCGGTCATTGTTGGTGATGCGGGTGTTGGAAAATCTGCACTTGTTGAGAAATTAGCGTTAATGATTGTTAAAGGTAATTGTCCAACCAATTTATTGGATAAACGACTGGTTTCCTTAGATTTAACTTCATTAGTTGCTGGTACAAAATATCGAGGTCAATTTGAAGAAAGGATTAAAGCTATTATACACGAATTAGCCGAAAACCCCAACGTAATTCTTTTCATAGATGAATTACATACAATGGTTGGTGCTGGTAACGCTTCTGGAGCAATGGATGCTGCAAATATCTTAAAGCCAGCATTAGCTAGAGGTGAAATTCAATGTATTGGTGCCACAACTTTTGATGAGTTTAAAAAACACATTGAAAAGGATGGTGCTTTGGTTAGAAGATTCCAGAAAATCATATTAAAAGAACCAACAGAAACGGAAACAATAGAGATTTTAAAAAATCTAAAGCAATCATATGAGGACTATCACAGAGTTTCTTATGGTGAAGGTGTGATTGAAATTGCGGTCAAACTTGCTGGTCGTTATATGACAGATAGACAATTCCCAGACAAAGCAATTGACGTTCTAGATGAATTAGGTTCGGAAAAAAGAGTAGTAATTGAGGTTCCAGAAATTATTGAGAAATTAAAAAAGGATGCCGAAGTTATTAAAGAAAAAAAACTCGAAGTTGTTCGTACTCAAAATTATGAGCAAGCCGCAAAACTAAGAGATGAAGAAAGAAAAGTTATTAATCGTTTAAATAGCGAAAAAGCAATATGGGCAGACAACGAAAAAAATAATAAAATACCGATTAGTATTGATGATGTTTATGAAATGATCACATCAATGGCCGGTGTTCCAATTACTAGATTAGACCGCAAAGAAACTGAAAATTTAATTAACCTTGAAAAAAGATTAGGTGAAAAAGTTATTGGTCAATCAGAAGCTCTAGCTAGTATATCCAAAGCCATTAGAAGAAATCGTGTTGGGATTAAAGAAACACAAAAACCTATTGGTTCATTCATTTTTATGGGATCAACTGGTGTGGGTAAAACATATCTAGCCAAAACTTTGGCTGAATTAATATTTGGTTCAGCGGACAATGTTATTAGAATTGATATGAGTGAGTTTATGGAAAAACACACAGTATCAAGATTAGTTGGTGCGCCTCCAGGATATGTTGGTTATGATGAGGGTGGGCAATTAACTGAAAAGGTTAAAAACAATCCATTCTCGGTGATTCTATTTGATGAAATTGAAAAAGCACACAAAGATGTGTTTAACATTTTACTTCAAATATTGGATGAAGGACACGTTACAGATTCTTTTGGTAGAAAAATAAATTTTACCAACACGTTGATTATTATGACCTCAAATATTGGGGCTAAAAGAGTTTCCGAATTTGGTGCAGGAATTGGATTCTCTACAGCATCTAGCGAACAACAATCATATGAGGTTAAAAGAACTATGATTCAAAAATCATTGAAACAACAATTTAACCCAGAATTCCTAAATAGAATTGATGATATTGTTTTATTTAATCCGTTAGATGAAACAGCACTTAAATCAATTATTACATTAGAAATGGAAAAGTTGACAAAAAGATTAATTGAGAAAAGTTATTCAATTAAATTTGATTCAACTGTTATTGATGAAATTTTCAACAGAAATAAACAACAAGAATATGGTGCTAGACCAATCAAAAGAATAATTCAATCACTATGTGAAGATTTCCTTAGTGATGAAATATTAAAAGGCACCATTAAAGAGAATAAAAATTACAAAATAATATTCAAAGAAGATAAACTAATTCTTAAATTAGTTGTTGGAAAGGTTAGTGAGTAATTTAAGCCCTGTGTCGATGGCTTTAGCAACGTCGTCGACACAGACATATTCTGATTTTCTGTGCATATTATAATATCCACAAGATAAATTTACCCCATCAATATCAAATCGTTTTTTCATCATATAAATGTCTGTGTAGGGATGACTACCATATAATGGTTTATAATCAATCTCCTCAAATGTTTTTGAAACAACTTTAAAGAAATCACTTTCCCTATCAAATATTCTAACACCGTTACAAATTTCGGTAACCAATTGATTTCCGGGAGCATCGTAGGATAATACGAACTTTGTATTTTCAAAAAACTCTGGTTCACAATTACTAGAACCAATACAACCTGTTTCTTCTGAAACAAAGAACGCTAGTTTGATATTATCAACACGATCCAATATTTCTAAACAAACATATACACCACACTTATCATCACCACCACAACCAGTTTCTTCACCATTATCATCATAACCCTTTAAACATAAAACGTTTTCATCGTATGGGTATACTTGACCATAACAACTTAATCTAGGTAACCATTCTTCTTTTATGTTGATTTTTGTTTTTTTATGGACGGTGTCTATGTGAGCACAAATCAACGGTTTTATTACATCGGTCCCCTTGGTAACAAAAATGTTACCATATGAATCCACACCATACTCATAACCCTTTTTATCAAAATACTCTGATAGGTACTCAACCATGTCCCATTCGTCATATGTTACCGAAGGTATTGATAATAAATCACTTAGACGCTCGATATTTACCAGATTTTCCATTTTTATTATTTTTAGAACACAAAAATAAACTTTTTTCTTGAAATTAATAAAAAAAAGTGGACTTTTTCTGTTTTTTTATATATTTATATTCTCGAGGTACTCTTTGTCGATTACCTTTTCGTTTTTTTAATAGTGGGGTTGAACCCACGCAACGACCTTAAACCCCGACATCCAGTTGGGGTTTTTTATTTCTATTTTGTTTTATGATATTAATTACATATATTTACTGTTATGAAAAAATATACAATGATTTTAGCTATTGGTGCTATGTTAGCATTAACGGCATGTGGTTCAGGGTCAACCACAACTGAAACAACCGACTCTACGTCGGTTAATCTAGATTCTACAGCAGTATCTGCAACAGATTCAACAACAGCAGAAATTGGAAAAGATTCTGTAACAACTGTTAAATAAATTTAAGGGCTCTAGTAGCCCTTATTTTTTTTTACAACTTTCTTTTATTATATTAGTCATATGAAAGAACTATTAAAGAAAGTATTCGACAAGAAAATTGTTATCCCTATTGTTAGCGGTATAGGGGTTGTTGCAATATTCGAATATATCATCTACCCAGGACTAACCGCCGCAAATACATTTTTTAATGTATTATCATTTTTAATTGCAGTATTTGTATTTGTCTTACTTTTTCACCTACTAAAAGTTGAAAACCTTTTTAATTCAGAGCATTTAGAACCAGGAGAAACTGAACTAGATTACATACCAAAAGAAGAGGTGATTAAAAAGAAACGAAACCCAAAGCAATTTTCAGATGTTAAAACAGAAGAGAAATTTGTAAAAACAAGAAAAAAAATAAAAAACAAATAATATGGCAATTTATAATGAAAGTTTTGAGGACCGTTATGCTCGTCAAGAAAAAGAAAGAGAAGAATTAAGATTACAAAAACAATTAAAAATTAAAAAAATGATAAAAGCAATTAGTGCAGGTGTGTTAGGATTTATCCTATTGGTAGTATTATTTAATTCATGTGAGAGAATTGATGCTGGACATGTTGGTGTTAAAGTTAATCAGTATGGGGATAATAAAGGTGTGGATGACGTAACCGCAGTTACAGGTATGGTATTCTATAATCCAATTACCACTCGTATCTATGAGTTTCCTACTTTCATTCAACACAAAGAATATAAAGGTGAGAATTCATTCATTGTAAATAGTAAGGATGGTTCGGAATTTAATGTGTCGCCCATTATGAACTATTCAGTACAAAGAGATAAAGTACCGGCGATTTTCGCCAAATATCGTAGACCCCTAGAAGACATTGAAGAGGGATTTTTAAAGACAGCGGTCTATGATGCGTTCAGATTAGCCACTAACAAATACACAGCGGATGAGTTAATCTCTAATAGAGCAATATTTGAAATCGAAGTTCGTAGATTATTGGATGGGCAATTATTAAAAGAGGGATTTACAATTAATCAGTTCACGTCAAATTTAATTTACCCTGAAACATTCAAGCGTTCAATCGAAGCTAAGAACAATGCGGTTCAAGCGGCGTTAAGAGCCGAGAATGAAGTTAAAACAGCGGAAGCACAAGCTAAGATTAAAGTGGCAACTGCTGAGGGTAATGCCCAAGCTATGTTAACGTCAGCAAAAGCAGAAGCTGAATCAAATAGAATGAAGCAAGTAACCTTGACGCCGTTATTATTACAATTGGAATACATCAACAAATGGGATGGTAAGTTACCAGTTTATGGTACTGTACCCCAAATGTTTAAAAACATTCAATAGTGTTAAAATATTAATATTTCATAATATGGGGGTTTTTTGCCCCCATTTTATATTTATATGGATAATATTTTGTTTTTTTTGAACAAAATATTTATTTTAGTGTAAAATTTAGAATAATGGATATGGAAGAAAAATATATTGGTGATTTAATCCTACTTAGAGGCATTCCTGGTAGCGGTAAATCGACATTAGGGGATGTAATACTACATACCAATCAATCCAATATTCAGGATGTGTTATCTGCCGATAATTTCTTTATCGATGATAAGGGTAACTATAATTTTGACGCAACAAAATTAAAAGAAGCACATAATGATTGCCAGTTAAAATGTGCTGAAAGAATGAGGATGGAATTTTCTAAAATTGTTGTTGCAAATACTTTCACAGAAGAATGGGAAATGAAGATGTATTTTGAGATGGCTGAGAGATATCGTTATCGTGTTCACACATTAATTGTGGAAAATAGGCATGGTAGTTCTAATATTCACAATGTTCCAGAAAATAAACTACAATCAATGATAAGTAGATTTGATATTCAATTATGACATGAGTAAGTTTGTTGTATCGTTTACAAAAGCAGTTAACCCCAAAACAAAAAAACTTAGTGTTAGAAAAATTAGAGACATACTTTCAAAATGGTTTGCTTTCAAAGCAAAAACACCCAAAATATGATTTGTTCATTTGGAATTATACTCCAAAGGTTCAATATGATAGGTTATGGGATGATATTACAATACAATGTCGCGGGTTAGTCACCAACTCAAAAGGTGAGATAATCGCTAGACCATTTAAGAAATTTTTTAATTACGAAGAACATAAACCTGAAGACATACCAAATGAAGATTATGTTGTTTATGAAAAGATGGATGGATCTTTAGGTATTCTTTTTTATTATGAAGAAGAATTAACGGATGAAAGAAGATACAATATTTGGTTTAATAACAATTATGAAACGGGTATGGAAAAATTCTTTAACCCGAATGACTTACCTGATTTCGATAACCCATATTACGAACCAACACCAAAAAGAAAGGGTGAGTGGATATTAGCAACTCGCGGATCATTTACCTCACCACAAGCAATTAAAGGAAAAGAAATTCTTGATAGGCATGACATCAGCGCATGGAGAAAAGACAATACATATTTGTTTGAAATTATCTATCCCGAAAATAGAATTGTTGTTGATTATAAAGGTGAAGAAAAATTAGTTGTTCTCGGTGGTATCCATACAGAAACAGGTGAAGAAATACCCGATAGTAGTTTGTTTTGGACGCAAGATTCTGGATTTGAAGTTGTTATGACATACAAAACATGGGGGGAATCGTATGACTTGTTAAAAGAAGAAATATCGAAAGATAGAGAAGGATATGTAATTCGTTTTAAAAATGGTTTTCGAATGAAAATCAAAGGCGACGAATATGTACGACTTCATAGGATTTTAACCAACATATCAAATAGAGATATTTGGGAATATTTGAAAGATAACAGACCGTTTGATGAACTACTTGAAAAAGTCCCAGATGAATTTAACAATTGGGTTAAAACCACAATTCTAGATTTACAAAATCAATTTGACACCATTAAAACCGATGTGGAAAATCAATTTAAAGAGTTGATAGATAAAAAAGAATTTGCTGAAAAAATAAAAGACAACCCCAATAGGTCATTTCTTTTTAAAAGATTAGATTCATACTCAAATCAATTAAACGAAATGATCTGGAACTCAATATACCCATCACACTCAAAACCTTTTAAAAATGACTAGAAAAAAAGAACCATTCATCGTTGTTGAGATTGAAAAAAGAATGTACAACGATTTTAAGGATTTGTATAACACAAATCGAGACGGAATTTATCGCGGTGTTTTAGACATTTACACCGAATTTAAAAACAATTCCAGAAAACGTGTTTTAACCTTATTGGTGTCAACGGATATGGGTGTGTTGTCATGGGATACCGAATTTAGTTTTAAGAAGTTGGATTACGAAATTTTAATTAAGCAAATATTACCATATTACGAAGATAATGAGGACTATGAGAAATGTGCTGAAATTAAAAATCTGCACGATTATTTTGCAAATATTAACTAATCGTATATTCACTTTTTTATTTTTTTTTAGTACATTTCCCTATGAAAATTCTTATAACAGGTGGTGCTGGTTATCTTGGTTCCGTCATCACTAAAAACATGCTAGATTTAGGTCATCAAGTTACCGTACTAGATAACCTAATGTTCAAACAAATATCCCCGCTACAATTCACTTATAACCCAAAATATAATTTTATTTATGGTGACGTGCGTAATGAAAGTTTATTAGAAAAGCTGGTTAAAACACACGATGTGATTATTCCTTTAGCCGCCATTGTTGGATTTCCAGCATGTAAAGCCGATCCTAAACTATCTTGGGATGTTAATTTTGAACAAGTAAAAAATATAGTACCTCATCTGTCTAAAAATCAACTAATCCTCTATCCGAACACAAATAGTGGATATGGTATTGGTGAGAATCAAACTGAATGTACTGAAGAATCCCCATTAAAACCGATATCTGTTTATGGTGAAAGTAAATGTGCTGCTGAAAATTTATTGATGTTTAGTACATCCGCAGTTTGTTTTAGATTGGCGACAGTATTTGGTAGTTCCCCAAGAATGAGAACCGATTTATTAGTTAATGAGTTTGTTTATAAAGCGATGACAGACAAGTATATTGTCGTTTTTGAAAAACATTTTAAACGTAATTTCATACACATACAAGACGTTGCAAACGTTTTTACATTCGCCATTGAGAACTATGACACAATGAAAAATAATGTGTATAATGTTGGTTTAAGTGATGCCAATTTAAATAAGGAAGAACTTTTAACCAAGATAAAACAATACATTCCTGACTTTGCCATATCATATTCTGATTTTTACGAAGATCCGGATAAACGAGATTATATTGTATCAAACAATAAAATAGAATCTATTGGATGGAAACCTAATTATGGTTTAGATGACGGTATTGTTGAATTGATGAAAACATATCAAGTCCTCATACCAAGAATGACATCTGAATTTAGAAATGGTTTTCCTTTAGGATACGCAAACAACACATAGTATGAGTAATAAATGGGATGAGTTCATAGAAACACCATCAAAAAAATTCGGGTATCAGGTACCTACTTTTACACCCTCAATATACAGAGAATATAGGGGTGAAATTTTTACAACATTTCATAGTGAAGAACATCCAGTAATGAGACATATTCATTATGAAAAAAATGAGATTAGTATTCATGGTCGTTTTTCTAAATCATATAAAGGTGTATTAAGGGGACTACATTATGACAATAAAACCTGGAAATTAGTTCAGGCGGCGGTAGGTGATATCTATCTAGTGGTTTTAGATATGAGACCAAATTCAGATACTTTTGGTGACTGGGAATCATTTATGATAACTGAAAAAGATAGAAATCAAGTTTTAATACCTCCAGGTTTTGCTAACGGCCATTATGCATTAACTGATTGTATGTTTCATTATAATTTATTTTATAAAGATGGTTACGTTGATGCAAACGAACAAGGTGTTGTTAAATGGAACGACCCAGAATATCAAATGGAATGGCCAACAACTAACCCAACACTACAAAAAAGAGATAGATGAAACACTTAGTATTTACTGGATGTTCATATGGTCAACAAGCAAGAGCTTTTCGGGACTTAATAAACATTGGTTACTTTGGTGATATAAAAGTATATAACTTACAAGGTAGTTCTTTAGGTAGTCAGTATCAGTTATATTCGGCAATGATGTTTGTTCAAAAATTATTGGATAAAGGAGTTCAACCAAAAAATATATTTGTTATTTGTCAATGGTCAAGTATGTTTAGAGAAACAACATCTTATGATATTACTGAATTCGAAGAGGTTAAAATATTTACAACATCGTTTGATGCTAGTACTTGGAAACTACGAAATGATTGTGAAATATATAGTCAAGGAATAGACAATATTGGTTTTATTAATATTGAAAATCAACTTGGTACAATTTATCGTGAAAAGAAAAAAGAATATAAAGAATTCAAAGAATTTCTATTAAAATCTCAACCAACCAATTCTCCAACCGAAAGAGCAATAAGGTATCATTTTGACATTACTAACTTGCAAAATTTTTTAAAAATAAACGATATTAAATATCGATTTTTATTCTTTAATGCCTCATTAACTGGTTTTAATTTCGATAGGACAAGTACTCCCTTAAATGAGTTTGAAATCAAAACGGTTGAAAAAATTGAAGGGGTTGAGAAAATTGAAGAAGTAGATAACACCAAATATATATTACCTAAAAAATGGAAAGATTCTATTTTGTACAACGATAAAAAGTGGTCAAAATATCGCAATCTAATTGATTGGGGTAATTTTATTCTATATAATAATGATAGAATTGAGTATGGTGGGATTGATGAATTTGCGTTAGAAAATATCGGCACAATCGGGTACTTAACACATGGTGTTAAACCAGTATCCTTCGGAGATCATTTAAACCAATATGGTGACTTTAGATATGCTGTGGACTCTGGTTTAATAGACCAAGTCAATAATGAATTCATAAAGGATTGGGATTATAAAAACAATAATTTTAAAGAAATAACAATTGATAATTATAAAAACTTAAAAGAATATGGCGGCAAAGTTACACTTCTATGAAACCGAAGGGCATAATAGATTTATTGAAAAAGCAAAATACAATATTAATTCCCATAAATTTGTTGGGAAATTCAATCGTTTAATAGAATTGGGTTTAATTAAAAATCGAAACATTGCAAGTTATTTGGATAAATCAAATGACACTGTTATTATCTATAATCTAATGATTGCTACAATGTTTACAGATAATGATATCACCCCTCCAGAAAGGTCAACAAATATGGAAGTGGCTATAGAAAAACTCATAAGTGAAGTTCCAGATGTAAATAAAATTATTTTTGAATTTTCATATATTGAATATTACAATCATGTATATCATGGAATATTGACTAAAATAATGGAAAAATATCCAAATATCAGATGGATTGTTTTTAGTTGTAATGCTCAATTAATTTGTGATTACCCACATAGAGTTTTCTTTTGGGATGATAAACCACATTCATACTGCCTAACACCAGACAATTTAAATTTCATACAATCTATGGTGTCAACAACTCAATTTAAAAAACAAAATAGATTTATATTTTTTAACCATCACCCCAAATTAACAAGATGGAGAGTTGTTAAGTTTATACACGAAAACGGTTTTGAAAATTTGGGTAAGATTTCTTTTCCGGATTTAAATATTTTTCCAGTAAACGAAACAGCAAAAATGTACAACTCGGATTATGAGGTTGAATATATGTACAATCACCCATTTTCTAAAAAGTTTCCATTATTAATTGATTCAATGGCAGATGACGTAGTTGAAAAATCTGACACCGATTTTATTGGAATGATGCGAGAAAGGGTAGAAAATAAACAAATTTTTACATTAAGACAAGTTGGTTTTCACACATCAAATCTTCCGTTGCAAATATCCACTTATTTTGAGATTTTTATTGAAACCTTTTTTGGGGTAAAAGATAGAACTTGGGTTAGTGAAAAGACCTGGAAACCACTTGCGTCATTCACACCTTTTTGTGGAATTAATAGTGAAAAATATTATCCATTTCTTAAAGAATCTGGATTTAGTTTTGATAACCCAATATATTTTAAGGATTATGAAAATAAAATTAAACATGTTGATCCATATGTTGAAAAAGAATATGTGTTATATTCATTTATGAATCACATAAAAAAATTATGTGAGTTAACTGATGATGAAATGCATGGTATGTATTTTTCAAATTTTAAAGAAACATCACATAATACAGAACACTATCACCATAGGTTTGTTCCAACCATGACATTAAAACCATTTGAATTCATTGCAGAATAAAATACTTTTTACTGGTTGTTCATATTCATGCGGAAATCCTAGTTTTCCACATGAATTTTCATTACTTGTTTATGACAAGACCTTAGGTGATCATTCTAAGGTTAAATCTTATGCATATCCAGGACAAAGTAATAATTTAATATTAAAAAAAATATATGACGCAATTAATCAAGAAGATTATAATAATTCGTTATTTATTTGTCAATTAACTTTTTTACATAGAACAGGTGGATATCATGACATCATAAATTCTTGGGTTGATTATCAGCCAGAATTTATAAATTCAATCCCAATGATTAACGAATCAAGCGATGAATTAAAATTTCCTTTTCATATTGATTTTATTAAAAATGTTATACAATCAAGTTATGGTAAAATTGATAACAATATACCAGATGACATACTTAATGAATTAAAAGTATCATATGAAACATACCTTAAATATGTTTTTAATGAACACGAATCTTTCATGTATCTAATGTATCAAATCGATGTGTTAAATGCATATGCTGAGAAATTTAATTCTAAAATTATTTTTATATATTGGCCAGAAATAAATAAAAATAAAGAATTATCCGAATTAAAAAAACGAGGGTTTTTCAATATTAATGGGGATTATTCAATGCTTAAACATACTATTAAAAATAACTATTGCTTACCCACTGACTCTCATCTTTCGGTTTCGGGTATGAAGCATATCGCTAAAGAATTACACAACTTTATCTATGTTAAATAAAAAATTTATTTTTGCTGGTGATTCATTTACTTGGGGACAAGGATTACAATACTATGGTGAATTTAACGATATTAAAATCATGCCGTCAAATCATTATGTTAAAGAATTTTTAACCGATGAACATGTGGATTTTATAAAGAAAAATCGATATTCTAAAATTGTAGCTAATCACTTAAATAAAGTGGACATTGTTAAAGATGAGAATGGTGGTTCAGATTTCGAAAGTATTGAGTTTATAAAAAACAATATAGATGAAAATGTTGAATATGTATTACTTCAAACAACACAACCATTTAGATCCCCATATCGTTATTTTTATAAAGGTGAAGAAAAATGGTTAGACGGGTCTAATTTACACGATAATAATCATAAATTAAAAGAGTTTAAAGAATATCTAATTGAAGAAAAAATAAACATTGATGACTGGCTTTATGATCTTAAAAAACAAATAGTTTTAAATATAAAAGATTTGGCAATATATCTAGACAATAGAAATATAAAATTCAATATTATTTCTTGGACAAATGATTATCTTAATTTAATTAAAAATGATGAATTGTTATCTAAAAAATTTTTAAATTTAGAATATGGTGGATATACATTTAGTTGTTTTGACACGCTTTTTAGCATGTACCCATATATGACAATACATAAAGATTATGAATTTTTTGGTGAAGGTAAAACAATGCCAGATCACCATATGGGTTTAACTGGTCATAAGACGATTGCTGATATTATATTAAAAAATATTACCAGCTAATTTCCCAATCTTTGAAATCGGCAGCTAAACAATCTATTTTGTAATCTTTTCTACCGCCAACAATCTCTTGTATTTTATTTTTAGCGGTATTTCTAATACCATTAATTCCGTGGGTTAATTCTAGGTTATTACCGTCTTTAATACCTTTACGGTAATTTGATTCATTATGCCAAATGTGTAAATTCATTTGAGATAAAACAACAATCGCCCTAATTGTTTCTGCGGTTATCGGTTGATCCGTATCATTTAAACACAACTGAATATCATGAACAATATCCTTTATTTCTTGTGAGTATTCCACTTTGTGTTCAGCTATAAACACCTCTTTTAATTGTGATATTGATAATCTATCAACTAATTCTGCTAAGGTTGGTAAATATTTTCTTTCTGTCATAATGTATTTCCTTTTTCTATTCTATAACTATCACTATCGAAATGAGTTGTTGATACTTCAAAAATCTCACCATCTGTTAGTGCTATTAATTGGTGCGGTTGTCCTGGTCTTTGTCTAACAACGTCACCTTTTTTTAAATTTATTTCTTTTGTTAATCCTTTTTCAGTATCGATAAATTTATAGATAAATTCCCCTGAATTAACATACCAAGTTTCATCCTTTAATAAATGATAATGCATTGAGAATCTACAACCGCTATTGAAAACTAAAATTTTACCGCAGTAAAGTTCATTATTCTCAATAATTAGTTCGTGCCCCCATCCTTTTGGTATTTTACAACAATCAGTAATTTGTGGTTCTGGTAACATCGTTTTTACATTTATAAATTAAATTAGTGGTTGAGTACCCGTTAATTTTATTAAAATATACAATTTCTTTTGCATATTGTGAACCAATTATTGGTTTATTCAGATAATCATCACCAATAATAAAATAATCTGGGTTATAATCCATAATTAATTCAGATAATTCAATGTCTGAATTAAAAGATACTACCGAATCTACTCCATTGATATTAGATATAAACTCCATTCTATCCGATAGTGTGTTAAATGGTCTAAATAACCCTTTTTTTTCATTAATTCTTTTGTCTGTGTCCAAACCCACTCTTATAGAACCAAAGGATTTCCCAAAATT